TTGCATCTTATAGAGCGGCTAATCCTGGATCTAAATTAAAAACAGCTGTAACAACTAAACCTTCAAAATTAAAGAAAGGTTCTAAGGCTGCTAATCGTAGAAAATCGTTCTGCGCACGTATGACAGGTATGAAAAAAAGACTAACATCTGCAAAAACTGCACGCGATCCCAATTCTAGGATTAACAAAAGTCTTAGAAAATGGAATTGCTAAATGACTGTACACTATTCACTAGAAACATTTGTACCTACACTAAGAAAAAGAATTAAAGAATCTTATCAGCAAATCGGAGACGTGATGATTGCTGGAGGGATAACAGATATGGAAAAATATAAATATCTGTTAGGACAGGCACATGCCTTTCAATTAATAGATCAGGAAATCTCAAACCTGCTAAATCCAAAGGAGGATAAAAAAAATGAGCAATCAACAAACGTCATTAAATTCGGAAGAGATTCCGAAGACGAAACTAGCTCTTGAAGAAAAATATCAAGAGGAAAATAAAGCAAAAGAAATAGAGCAAACTAAAAGATTAGATGAAACTAATATTGGTTCATTAATAGATGAACTACCCAATCCATCCGGATGGAGAATGTTAGTTTTACCTTTTACACCAAAAGAAAAAACTAAAGGTGGAATTATATTTTCACAAGAATCTTTAGACAAAGCCAGAATGGTTACAAATTGTGGTTATGTATTAAAGATGGGACCTCTTTGTTACAAAGATAAAAATAAATTTGAAACAGGTCCTTGGTGTAAAGAAAAAGATTGGGTGATTTTTGCAAGATATGCAGGATCACGTTTACCAATAGAAGGCGGAGAAGTTCGTCTTTTAAACGACGACGAGGTTCTTGGAACAATTAAAGATCCAGAATCTGTGTTGCATTACATTTAACATAGGAGGAAACTATGCAAGAAGAAGAAAAGAAAAATATTCCCATGGTTGATATTGATACTTCTGGCCCAGAGCAAGAAGTAGAAATACAAGAAGATCCATCAGGAATAGAAGATAAGTCTGACGCTACCGATAAAACATTTGAAAACGAGCGTGAGACTAAGTTAGAAGAAGCTAGCTCCGAGTCACAAGAGGCTAGCAGCGAGGAGCAAGAAGCACAGAAAGATGCGAAAGATGTAGAATTAGAGAATTATAGTAAAGATGTTCAAAGAAGAATTGCTAAACTTACTGGAAAGTGGAGAGAAGCACAAAGACAAAGAGATGAAGCAATTGCATTTGCAAAATTGCAAAAAGAGCAAAGAGAATCTCTTCAAAAAAAATATTCTTCGGTAGAACAAGCTGGAGTAAAAGATAGAGAAGAGCGAATCAAATCTGGACTATTAGCAGCTCAAACAAAATTAGCACAAGCTAGAGCTAATGATGATGTGGTAGCAGAAGTGGAAGCTCAAAAAGAAATTGCAAGACTTGGTTATGAAGAAGCAAGATTGCAAGAAGCTAAGTCATTAGCAGAAACAGTTGTTTCAAAAGAAGAAGAAATACCTGTTTTACAACAACAACCCGTGTCTCAACCAAGACCAGATCCTAAAGCAGAAGCTTGGGGAGCTAAAAATAGATGGTTTGGTAGTGATACAGCCATGACTTATACGGCTTTTGATATACATAATAAATTAGAAGCTGAAGGTTATGACCCACAATCTGATGAATATTATGCTGAAATTGATAAAAGAATAAGACTTGAATTTCCGCATAAATTTGGTAATAATAGCAACACTACGGCTGAATCGACTAAGCCAGTGCAAACAGTAGCGTCGGCGACGCGAAGCACAAAACCAGGTCGCAAAACTGTCAGACTCACCCCTTCTGAAGTTGCTATCGCCAAAAAATTAGGAGTGTCATTAGAAGATTATGCAAAACAAAAAAAACACATGAAGGAGGTTTAAGCATATGGAAAACGAAAATAACATGAAGACCCCTCGTGCGAGTCAGTCAAGAGTTTCTGAAAAGAGACCGACAACCTGGACTCCCCCGTCATCTTTAGATGCACCACCTGCGCCTGATGGTTTTAGGCATAGATGGATAAGAACTGAAACTTTAGGCATGGACGATTCAAAGAACATGTCTGGTAAGTTAAGATCTGGTTGGGAACTCGTTCGAGCAGACCAATACCCAGAGCACCCTTATCCACAAGTTGCCGAAGGCAAATACGCAGGAGTGATTGGAGTAGGCGGCCTTGTGTTGGCAAGGATACCGGAAGAGATCGCAAAATCTCGAGAAGCTTATTTTAGAAAACAAGTTTCCGACAGAGATGAAGCAGTAAATAACGATCTTTTGAAGGAACAACACCCAAGTATGCCTATTGATAGCAATAGGCAGAGTCGCGTAACTTTTGGTGGTACTAAAAAGTAATTTTTTAGCAATACCAACGACCGCGATACTAAATATAAACTAAAACTAAGGAGTAAAAACTATGGCTACTAACAAAGACGCCGCTTTCGGTTTGAAAGCATTAGGCAAAGTTGGTCAGAATAGAGACAACCAAGGTTTAAGTGAATATAGTATTGCCGCTAACTCGACTGCGATATACCAAAATGACCCTGTCAAAGCATTAGGCACAGGTTACATTGGTGTTGCAGCAGCTGGTGATCAATTATTAGGTTCACTTAATGGTGTGTTCTATACTGACGCTAGTACGTCAAAACCGACATGGGCAAATCACCTAGCCGGATCAAACACTGCTACAGACATTGTTGGATTCGTTGCTGATGATCCCTATGAAAGATTTGAAGTACAAAACACAACAAGTTTGGCAATTGCAAGCATTAACGGTTTAGCTAACATTAGCTACGCTGCAGGTGCTACACCAAACTTTGTGTCAAAAGTAGAACTTGACGGTGGTACAATCACTACTACTACAAGAACACTTAAAATCTTAGGAGTGACTAAGGATGACGACAATAACAACTTACTAAACGCTACTACATATAACGTGAATGTAAATTGTGTTGTTCAGATTGCTAACCACTTCTTAAACTCAACATCAGGCGTATAATAGGAGAATAAATTATGGCTATATCAAGAGGACAACTAGTTAAAGAACTAGAGCCAGGATTGAATGCACTATTCGGCCTGGAATATAAAAGGTATGAAAATCAGCATGCTGAAATTTTCGACACAGAAACTTCAGACAGAGCTTTCGAAGAGGAAGTAATGTTATCAGGTTTCGCGAATGCACAAGTTAAACCAGAAGGATCTGGCGTAACTTTTGACAGCGCACAAGAAACTTTCACTGCTAGATACACGCACGAGACTATTGCTCTTGCATTTTCAATCACAGAAGAAGCGATTGAAGATAACTTGTATGACAGACTTGCGTCTAGATATACAAAAGCATTAGCAAGATCTATGGCGAATACCAAACAAGTAAAAGCAGCAAACGTATTAAACAATGCGTTTGACTCAAGCTTCGCTGGCGGAGATGGAAAAGAGCTTTGTGCTACTGACCACCCAACAATCGCTGGTACAGTTTCTAACGAGTTAGGCACTTCTGCCGACTTGAACGAAACTTCATTAGAACAAGCATTGATCGACATTGCTGCGTTCACTGATGAAAGAGGCTTGAAAATTGCAGCGAGAGGATTGAAATTAATCATCCCTAGTGAATTACAATTCACTGCAGAGAGATTAATGAAATCAGCTCAAAGAGTTGGTACTGCGGACAATGATATCAACGCAATCAACAGCATGGGAATGATTCCACAAGGTTACACTGTGAATAATTTCTTAACTGACACAGATGCGTTCTTTATCAAAACAGACGTTCCAAATGGTCTGAAAATGTTCGTAAGATCACCTATCAAAACTGCAATGGAAGGTGACTTCGATACTGGAAACGTTAGATACAAAGCAAGAGAGAGATACTCTTTTGGTTTCTCTGATTTCAGAGGTATCTTCGGATCTCCAGGTGCTTAATACTTGATTTAAAAGTATTATTTATCTTGAAAGGCCCCTTTACTGGGGCCTTTCTTTTTGATAGAAAGGACGAACCATGATGAAGAAATTCTTAGTAAAAATCAACGCATACGGATACAGAGGAGAAACTACAGTAGATGCTGTAGATAGCGCCCAAGGTATCGAACATGCTATCCTTGACAAAATAGGAAAAAAAGGTATAAAGTTTACTCCAGATGGTACCTCTTATAGAGTGTGTCATTTAACCTACGAGGAGATTGTAAATGGAGAACAATCACATCAAGGATCTTTACAAGACAAAAAGATCGCTTGAGTTAGAGTGGGAGCAAGACCATATTCATAATGGTAAATATACCATTAATATGGTTAGGATTGATGAAGAGATTAAAAAAGTTATCAGCCATATTAAGATAGCTGAAGCTAAAGAATCTTTACATCAGGTTAAAATAGAATCCGCTGCTTCTGAATTTTCTATAGCTGGTTAAGTAAACCAAGCTATTTTCGCTGGAATGCGTTTTCCTTATAAGGATATCTTGCGCTTTAATTAAAATTAGTCTATAAATTAACTACTATACAATTAAAATTGACATAGACGAGTATAGTCGACGGCCTAAAGACTGTGTCAATATAATTAGGAGGATAACAATATGGCAAACACTACTTTTAGTGGTCCAGTCAGATCGGAAAACGGTTTTCAAACAATCGTAAAAAGTTCTACAACTGGCGATGTAACAAACACAATGACTTTTTCTCAGTACACAGCAACTGTGACTGTTGCAAATGGTCAAACTACAGGAAAAGAATCAGCAATCGGTATTCCAGCAAACTTTATTCCAATGGGAGTAATTGTTTCTGTAACAACTGCAGCAACAAACGCTGTTAACTTAGTTGATATTGGAACAGATGCAGATACAGATGGTTTCGTAGATGGAATCACAGCTGCAGCTAACTCAACTGGTTTCAAAGGATTTTTTCCTTGCAACGGTGCATTAGGAATGTCAGGTGGAGCAACTACTGCTGCAACTGCAACTCCAGATGAAGTTGAAGTTGTTGTAAGCGGTGACCCAGGAGCAACTGGTGCAACTTTTGTATTAAAGTTCATTGGTGTTTCAGCTTCTTCGGACGCTAGCTAATAAATAAATTAGTGTGGGCCTTCGGGCCCACATAAAATTTTAAGGAGAAAAAATGGGTATGAAATCAGATGTAAAAGCAGTACAAGTTACAGCAGCTGGTAGTATCTTTGCAGGTAGAACTAGATTAAGAGGAATTATTCTTTCTAATGTTACTACTACAACGACTACTGGATCTGTTATATTACAAGACAATGAAGGAACTCAATTTCAAGCAGATGTTCCACCAGGTGATGTATTTTCTTTTAACATGCCAGAAGATGGTATTTTGTTTAAAGGCTTTATAACTTGTAATGCAATCACAAGCGCAAAGTGCACTGTATTAATAGATAAGTAGGAGGCTAATTAATGGCTACCTCTGGAACAACAACTTTCGAATCAAGTTTTTCTATTGATGAAGTTATAGAAGAAGCTTATGAAAGAATAGGTCAACAGCCTATGTCTGGCCAAGAAATGAAATCCGCTAGACGTTCTTTAAACATCATGTTTCAAGAATGGGCGAATAGAGGTTTACATTATTGGGAAGTAAAAAATAATTCTATTACATTAGTCAATGGTCAATCTGTCTATACTATGTTTAGATCGACAAATGATGGTACTTCAAGTGCTACAGCA